TGACTACGCTCTAATTGCGTCCCAGCCCGCACACCACAACCCTCCGCTTAATCTTCGGGCGCTCGCGAAGCCCCTCACCGCACCCGCTGGCTCGCTCAATCCGATCACTGAACCCAAAACCTTCCCTCTCCGCTTTATGAGCATTTGTGGGGCCGTTGTTTCCGCCGTGCTTTTCAAGCTTTCCAGGCCACTTTGGATTTCTCCAAAAGACGAATTCCAACCTTCGCTTTTTCCGCCGCACTTGCACCTTCCATGCTACCCTCCAAAACCCCCATGAATTCCTCATAGGAAAGCTCTTTGTGAACATCTACCCAAGTTCCTTCTTCGAGCTCAATACGGAAAATCTCTTCAGATACGAATGATAACTTTGGCATGAGAATGGGTGATTAAAGTGCACCCATTCTAGTACGTCGCGGTATCATTGATCAAGAGCATGCGAACTGAGTATCCCGCCGTGGCATTGTAATAGGATTCGAAAGGAACCTCTTCATTTACAATGTCGTCTTGGGTAAGGCTAAGATCGTAAGCCATGAATTGAACTTCAGCGAATTGCACATACAGGCCGTAGTAAAGCCCCGTTGAGCCAATTTGATTTCCACGTGTATACAGTTCAATGGCCTGCTCGGTGTTCTTTCTCAACAAGCGGTAGAAGTCTTCGTTTTCATTGTGAAGCGTAAAGGTTCCATTGGCTGTGAATCCTTTTTCGAGCAAGTCACTTGGGAAACGGTCGGCGAGATTAGTACCCTGTGCCGCGTGCTTTTCTTCAATTTCGGAACTGATGACCATTGAATAATCTTGAACGTCAATATCCGCAAGAGAAGTGCGAGCAGCTCCAAGTTGAATTTGTGAACCTCCAACCCAGATGAACTCGTCGTCAACACTGTAAGCTGGGGTGATGGGGGCGAGCACAATAATATCCCCAACCGCGAGGGCGGTTTGAAGATTCGTAACTTCGATGCTGGTTTCAGCTACGATGGAGTTGATGGTGTGTGTCTTCACGCCAGAAGCAGAGAAATCCAAGAAGCCGGTTCCTTTGCGGTACACCTTGATTGAGTCGGTAGCCACGAGGCCTTGGGTTTGGTCAAGAGTGATTGTTTTCGCGCCAGCGCCGGAAGATACAATTGCTTTCACGTAGGCTCCATGGAAAGCGCTTCTAGCCATCAATTTCACGCTGGCCGTCATGATGTTGTCCGCCTGAGCGAATCCATCAATGGCATGGAATTTCACGCCACAATAACGCACGGCGCGGTCTGTAAAATTCTTCTGAAGGCTGTACGTCACGTCAATGTTGTTTGGCATGGAGGCAAGGTGTCCATATACGGTAGCGCTGAAAGTGCCAAGCGTTGAGCTGTGAGCACCTCCATTGTCTACAGTGTTCCCCGTTGCCCAGTCACCAGACACGCCAGTTGCCAATACCATGAGTTTGTCGGTGAGAATCGCGGCCACCGTACCCGTGCCTGTTGATCCATTGTCGATGGTGTCCCCAACTGAAAGGCTGTCTACATCGGAAAGATTGAAAAGCACGCCGGAAACAACGCCCCCACAAAGGCTGTTCAAGAAATGTGGGAAAGTTTTGGGTTCAATGTTCAGATTGAGCGAGCCAGCGGGTGCGGGGATGGCCTTAGCGAGCGCCCGAATATTCATCGCACGGTTTCCTTGTACGGGCTGTGAAGCAATTGGACCGTAGTCATCCACAATGTCTTCATCGTTAAAAGGGATGGAAACATTTGGAATAACAGCCGTGTTTTCCGTGGTTTCCTTCTTAATGAGGATTGAACCTAGGCGTGAATATGTTTCTGGCATGGCGTGGAGGGTAAAGGATTATTAAGAAGCTCTCTTGACTCCGGTCTTTTTGACGGATACTGAGTCTTCATTTCTTTTTTTCTCATCCGCCGTTGCCTCGATATCCTTGTTTTCGTATTTGGCAAAGCCACGATCAACAAGCATTTCAGCGATTTTTTCAGACACACGAACTTGATCCCCCAGGTTGAAACCAGGAGACATAGGAATGGAAACCGTTTTGAGAATTACAATAGACTTCATTGGCGTGGAGTTTATGTGCGGTTATTATAACGCTGAATTCCTCTCAACGTCAAAGTTGCCATGAAATATTGTTGGCCGTCAACGTTTTTGTTCTCATAATTAATTTCGATGTCTCGATGATACAGGTAAAAACTGGCCGTGACGTTTGCACGCAAAGCTCCAAGTACGGACGTAGCCGACGGCTTCATGTTTGAATCCCTAGACTCAACAAGCTCTTTGAGTGTCTTTTGAGCCTGTAAAATGTCATCTGCTTCAATTCCAGAGCCAGAAACTTTTGCAAAAACATTCGTGATTACATCAATATTCACGTCAAAAGAATATTTGTCGCGCGCGGTGGTGAGCTGGTCGCTGAGCAAAGTAGTCTTCACCCCATACACACAAAGAGCAGGAAGTTGATTGCCAGCTATTTTATATGGCGGCACTTTCCCGCAATAATACTTCTTAAAACTGGTTGTCAAAGCCGTTTCTAGGAAGTCCCTGATTTCTTCTTCAATGCGAAACATAGCGGCGTGGAGTTAATTTTTCTACCTAGAGAGCATGCGGATATGATCAATGACATATTTCGAAACAATATCGATTACGTCCCTGGAAGCTTTGATCATCGGGCGCGCACCTTGATTGAATTTAAAGTACGCCACCGTGTTCTCAACCGTAAGCATAGTCTTTCGCGCTGTTTTTTTGAAGCCACTTTTTAAAGCACCGGTCCATATTAAAATCTTCCCTGTCGCTATCGGAGATTTTGCATAATGGCCCGTTCTATTTTGACGAGCCAGAAGGGTGCTCGCCGCCAAACTTTTCCACGAAGCCCCGAGTGCCGCGCCTTGCGCCTTAAAGTTCTTTTCTCCGAACAGCTCAATAATTTCATCCCCACTCTTTTCAAAAGGATCGGTCAAATTCACAAGGCCCAGCTTGATCTTATTTATTTTGTTCACTGCCCCTGAAACATCAATATTTACAGTGATGCTCATTAGAATTGTTTACTCATCGTGAAGAACCGTGGAGCGTCGCCCGAGTCGGTATCCGCCTGATTTGGGTAGCCCGCTGGCAAAACATGATCCACAAGGGCCAGTTCATCGCCACTCGAATCAAAGAGCTTAACCGAGCGAGCAATGATCCCATCAAGGATTTGATTTATTTGGTCCAAAAAAGCCGTGACGTTTACGCCCATGGCTACCTCAATATTCAAGTTTTGATCCACAATCAAATTGTAAATCGTGAGTTTTGTAGAAAGCTCCTGAATGAGCGAAGGAGTCGAAGCGAGGGGTAGCTCGTATACCGCCCCTATTTTGGAGTCAATATAGCTATCCGCCTGCGCAATGGCACGATCCACATAAGTTGAATCGATGTTTGTGGTGTCCTTGAATGGACTTTCCACGCGAACGATGGCGGCTGTAGTGTAAGCCATAAAAACTATTTAGAAAGTTTTTCCATGAGGCCTAAAACATAGGGAGCGTCTGCAAACGCCCATTGCCTATTTTCTGGATCTATAAACTTTTTCATTAGGGCCTTTTCTTCTGTAGAAAATTCGATCTCACTCTCTACTAATTGAGGTTCACCACCTTCCTTGGGGGCCTTTGCTGTAGCCTTGATCTTTTCAAAAGCACTTGTGGCGTAGGTGATCTCTGCTACACCTCGTAAATCACGGCCAATGGGGAGCCCTTCGGGTGTTTTTTCGCCGGTCGTTTGGAGTGCGAAATTGATGAGTGCCAGTTCTGGAACTGTGAACTTCATAAATAGGAGATTATTGTTAAGCTCCTATAAGCTATCACCCGAAACGGCAAACTGCAATATTAAGCAGGTTCAAGCTCGGCATCCACACCTTCCTCCGCTGGGGCCTCAAGCTCAGCCTCAGGATTGATCACCTCAAGCTCTTCGCACTTCGCAAGCATGGCCTCGAAACGGGCCACTTCTTTTTGTGCCCCAACGACCTCAAGCTCTTTGATTTCGAGGCATTCTTTTGCGGAATCAAGCAGGCGTTCCACGTCTTCACGAGAGTAAGCATTTACCGTTGTCGCGACAACCTCAACGCGTTCTTCGAGTTTTCCATCCTGATCCTTTTGATAAGAAACTGTCATGGTGTTTGGGTTAAACTTTTAAGCAGATTTTGTACGTGGTGCCATTAATGACCACGGATAGGGTTCGATCAGAAACAACGGATTCCGTAACCACGGCGGTTTCAACACGTATTCCAAGGGTACAATTTCCAGGGGAAAGGTCTACGGCATAGATCTGAGCAAGGTCCGTACTGTCTGATGGTGCAACGGCACCATTCCCCATTGCGAGCACTCCACCCGCGGCACTAGCGCCGGCGGCAGTAGCCCCGAGTAATAAGTTGCCATCAAAGCGTGCATCATCCGCATCCACCCAAAGGGCAAGAGATTTTGTGATGGTCGCGTTCGTTCCTGCTATGGGTGCTCCTGCAATATAGAGGTTCGCCGCCGTTGTGATAGTTGAAGCGGATGCGAAGGCGTAAGTAGGTTGATACAAACGCCATTCTCTTTGTGTTGTAATTGCTCCTGCCGCCCAGGTGCGAGTATAGGCACCGAAGGAATAATTGTTGATTTCGGTGCTGGCCGTTTGAGAAGTGTGGTTCGCCCCAGTAAATCGCATCGCGAAAGCGGTGCCTGATCCCGTAGCTATCGAGGCCTGATCAAATCCACCATAGTAGGTGATTGCCACGACGCCGGTTGTTGCGTTCTGGATTACAAAGAGAGTCCCCGCGGTACGCACGTTTCCCGAGCGGAAAATACAGGAAATTGCAGAGCTCGCCCCAGCGAGGCCATCCACAAACTGTAGCGCCGCCGCGGCTTCAGTTGCTATTTGAGAAATTCCACCAACGGCACCGAGCAAAATGATCTGCTTCGCCGAGGCAGTATTTTCTACAATAAGTTTTCCGTGTGAATAGATTGCGGCTACTTCACTAAAGGTTGCGTTGGTGCCAGCGGTAGGCGGATCGACGTAAAGGGTAACGGCCGTGGTCACTGTTGAGGCTCCTACAAAAGAGTAGGTTGCGCCACGCATAAAGATTGTCCTTTGGAGGGTGATTGCACCGGTCGCGAATTGTATTGTTTGAGCAAAGTTGAAGTCCGCACTTATTGCCTCGGTGCTCGCCGTAAGGGTTGTGTGTGCACCACCCGTGAGCAAGAACGCCTTGGGGGTTCCAGAGGTGGCGGCCGCTTGAACAATATGCAATCTTGCCGTTGGAACTGCGATTCCGATGCCAAGGAAATTGTTTGTATCGTCCCAAAAAAGATTACTGTTGTCCTGTTTTATTGCTCCGCCAGAACCGGCAAAAAAGATGGACCCGAGGGTAGCGCCCAAAACCTTCTTTGTATCAATCCGTAAATTGTGGGACTTGGTGATTGCTTGCATTACTACTGGTTAAATTCTTGTATCCAAAGGCTTTGTGCCGCCGTGTCTGAAATTGCATTCAATGACTCTTCGGTCCAATTGATTAAGATTGAGTCCCCAGGTTCTAGCTCTATGCCCTCGCCTACCGCCGCTGGTGCTGCCCCAAAAGCAAGATGGATGCGTCCAGTATTGGTAGAAAGGCTTCCAACAATCAGAAGTCCACGGCCTGCATTCGCGGCTACGGCCTCAGCATTTCCGGTACCAACCGTTGTCACTGTCTTTGCTGCGGAAGTGAACACGGAAGGCTCAAGGACCGCGGTGGTGCTTCCTGTTTCGTCGGTCTTTAGAGAAAAATAGGAGTAAGTAAAGTGCTGAGTGGTTCCGGTTCCGTTCTTTTTACCTCTTCCTTGGCCAGTAAGATAATTAATATAGTAGTCCCCATTCGCGAGGCTGGCATCTGGAGTTCCAAACTCAACTTCATTTGTGAAAACCGTCTCGGTGTCCAAGACAACGCTTGAGTCGCCATATCCCCCGATGTCGTTACCGGCAAGGTTCAATAGCGGACGCACGCCTAAAACAAAATTCTTTATTGTGCCAGCGGCACCAGCGGGAATAGTCACCGCCTCGGGTGAGGGTGGCTGTACGGCTACCATCCCAACGGGAAGCCATTGCAGGACTTGGGCTCTTTTTTGATTTGGAAGACTCATGGCGTGGAGGTTAGAATTTTATTGAATGAATCCCTTTAGTTTAAAGAATTTTACAGTTTCTTCATCTAGCTCATATTCTTCGTCGGGATAAAAATACTTGCCGGAAAATTTGACTTTAGTGAGCATTCTGTAAAGAACTGGCGATCCTACTACTTCAACTGGCTTAATCTCTTTTTCCTTCTTTTTGCTACCTCGCTTTTTAGGCTCTTCCGCCTCAACTGGCTGCACCTCAGCTTGGTTTACCTCTTGGATTACTTCGCTATCCAAGGCTTGACCCTGGGTGTCTATACCTTCAGAAAACTCTTGAGTGCCGTCTTGTGTGGGTTGAGTGTCCATAGTTTTAAATTAGGATTAAGTACCTATTGCTGCCCACATAGTACATGTGGGCAGTGTTGAAACTCAATACTAGAATTCGGTGGTGTGTTCGCGATACACGACCTTCACAACGACTTCATTGGAGGCATTGCCACCGCCCAATTCGCCGTCTCCAGTGTTGTGTAGAACGAGGGCCTTGTTCACGCATGATGCAGTGAGAATAACAGCGCTCGTTACTGGCTTGACTGGCATGACGGCATCGGAGGCCGCGTCAACAAAACCAGTTGTTTCAATTGTTTCTGAAGCCGCTTGACCAGATCCGTTTTCATATTTGAAAGCGAGATTATCCGCGCTTTCCGTATATGCACCGGCTCGGTCAAAGAATAGCACCGCTGAAACAAATTCAAGCACCTTGCCAGCTCCAGGCGCGGCCACCATAGTGATAGGCGTTGCCCTAAGAGCGAGCATTTGAGCGTTCGTTAATCTTACAACTGCAACCTTGTCTACTATGCCCTCACCGCGACGAACCGCTTGGCTCGTGACGGATTTAAATTTGTCGTAAAGAGACATAAAATAATGGGTAAAGACTAAGCGACTGCATCCTTAATGAAGTAAACCAAGAGAGGGTCCATTACGTTTTGATCGTAAGACTTGCGAACTCTTTGCACCTCGCCAACGCGGGGCTCATCACGGTATTTATCCACGATGTTTTCCTCATCCATGAATGTATAACCGAGAGTGGCACCCATCAAAGTTGGGCGTTCTGATTGAGCTGCCAACCAGAAATGTTTTCCCCAAACTTGAGCGAGTACCGCTGTTTGACCTTCGTCGGCGGAGTTGTAAATTGCGGTTCCGATCCACACATCACGAAGTTGGAAGTAGTCTTTCAGGAAGGTGATAAAAGCGCTATCAGAAAGTTGACCACCATTAGTGTATTTCACTTGTTCGCGGATGTCGGGGTGAGATTTGAGTTTTCGGAAAACTTCAAAGCCCATCCACGCAACGGTGGGGCGTTGTCCTGTTGCTGTCATCATAGCGCTGATTCCAGTGTCGATGTCTTCGAGAGGGGAAGAACTGGTGTAGTCACTCCATTGGTCTGTTCCGCTGAGAGTCACGTTGCTGGTCAAGTTGGAAGTGTTGGACATGTAAGTAGACAATGCCAATTCTTCATTTACGAAGATCACATCCATAAGGGTAGCAACTGCGTCGCGCTTGGGATCGTATGGATCATCCGTGTTGTTCACGAATTCATCGGGTACGATCTTTTCAAGAGCACGTTCCAAACAGTTGTAAGAACCTTGAGAAACTGAATAGTCGAGAGAAGCAGCACGTACACCAGGTGCACGATAAATCTGTTCGCTGTAGGTGCGGAAATTTTCGGTACCATACTTTGCATATTTTCCGGTCTTCTCCTTTACGCGCATTGGAGGGAGAATTTTTTCTGCAATGTAGTCCTTGTTTGTATAACGCTGTGAAAACTGGCTAAGCAGTTTGTCCACTTTTGCGTCTCCTAGATTAGGAAGCATAGACTAGAGAGTTATTGAATAAAAAATAGTTTAGATCACTAAGCGTCGGTCGCTTCCACTTCACCGTGGCAAACGATGACAGCGATGAGGTCATTGTCTTCACCGCTAGTAAGGGCTTTTGCTCCGTATTCTTCACCTGCCGCATCGCAAACCTCCCCATCGCCATCGGCGGTTGGAGTAAGGAATTTACCGAATGCAACGGTTTCAGCAATCTTGAGCTTTGAAAGGCCACCAGTTCGAACGATGGCAATTTTCTTTGAGGTAGACGTGCCAAGAGGAGCGTTCTGGAGAATTCCGGCGTTCTTGTCATTAGCTCCACAAATCACAACCTGTTCATTGGTATCAATTTTCACAAAGTGATACTGCTTTGCAGAAAGGTCGGTGATAGTGGGGAGGCTGATGTCAAACTCGGAGGTGTCTGGTACGGCTGTTATATCGGCCATAAAAGAGTTTGGTTATTCAAATAAAGAATTTACTTTTCGCTGAGCTGGGCTGTAGCCATCTTTTGAGCTTCGGTGATATCCTTAGCCTTTCCTTCCGCAAGCAATTTTTCGGAAAGTTCGATGACCGCATCTTCGCTGAATTTTGCTTCTACCTTTACGGCATTTGCTGAGCCAATCTTAGCCAAATCCACGGAACGGACTTTGCCTACAATGGCCTTGAATTCAGTACGTTGTGGTTCAGAAAGTTTTGCCATGAATCCAACAACGGCTTCTTGATCATCCTTCTGAAAACCAGTTTTAACGGATTCAGAGAGGACCATTGAACCCTGGAAATCTTCGCCGAGCTGTTTGAGTTCGAGCTTGGCATTGAGTTCTGAATTCTTTTCGGAAAGTTCCTTCATGTCGGTTTTCATTTTATTGAATTCCGCAAGAGAAATCTTTTCGGCGAGTTCCTTTTTAGGCTCCTCGACTTCTTCGGCTGGCTTAGCAGGTTCCTCGACGGTTTCCTCAACTTCGTCGACTTGAGGCTTAGCCTCGGTCTGCTCTTCTTCGGAAAGCATAGCGAACATGCCTTTTAGCACGCTCACTTCTTCCTTGGAAACCTTGCCCTTTGCCTTGAGTTCTTGTGCAAAGAGTTTGAATTTTTCCATACGAGAAAAGTTATGAAATAAAGGTTCGGACATAAATGCGGGTTTCATCCCCTTAATGACAGGGCGATTCGTGAGAGCGATACCACGAAGCACTTCCATGATCGTGATCTTGTTGCCCTCCTCATCGACCTTTTCAAAAGGAGCAAATTCCACGCTGAAGTATTTGAAGATTTTTTCTTTCAAAAGCTTCTTTCCTTCTTCGCTGTAGTCTTTAAACGTAGCGTAGAGCTTACCGCCCGACGCGCGCAAAGAGTTAACCCAAGCCACGGCACCGTCCCCCCACTCATGGTTTTTGTCTACTGCTACGCCCACACCCAGCACATCGGTATTGAAATTGTTGGCCAGATTTTTAATCATTTGTTCGGTCACTTCGAATTGGCCATAGCGCTCATCGTAATACTGGCCGGTCTTGAGCACTTCAAATTCCGCGCTAGAAAGCATGTCGTCGCTCACACCTTCGCCAAAGACTCGCTTTGAAACAAGCCATACTTCATCGGCTTGTTTTTCGCGTTTAATAATATTTTTCTGGTCCTTCATTGGCGTGGAGGATTTTGGAAACATACAAAAAATAGTCCTGTTTAAGA